GGCCTGCAGGCGTTCATGCGCGACCTCAAAGCCCAGGGCGCAATCATCAACTTTGAGGTGTTCGCGGACACCGAGTTGAACTCGGCCAGCCAGCTGGAGCAGGGCAAGGTGTATTGGAACATCCGTTTCACCGACGTGCCGCCAGCGGAAAACCCGAATTTCCGCGTAGAGGTCACCAATCAATGGCTGACCGAAGTCCTCGACCAAGCCGCTTAAGGAGCCGCAACCATGGCAATGATTCCCGAAACCCTGGCCAACCTGAACCTGTTCGTGGACGGCGTCAGCTTTCAGGGCGATGTACCCAGCCTGACGCTGCCGAAGCTGACCCTGAAAATGGAGGAGCACCGCGCCGGTGGTATGGATGCCCCGATTGAGATCGATCAGGGCATGGAGAAACAAGAGGCCGGTTTCGTCACCACCGGTGTGCGCCGCGAGTCGCTGAAGTTCTTCGGCCTGGCCGACGGCACCGCCTTTAACGGCACGTTCCGTGGCGCTTACAAGGGCCTGAAAGGCCGCATTACCCCAGTGGTCGTCACCCTGCGCGGCTCGCTGAAAGAGGTCGACATGGGCGATTGGAAGCCCGGCGACAAGGCGGAAATCAAATACAACGTCGCGGTCACCTATTACAAGCTGGAGGTTGACGGCCGCCTGGTCTACGAAATCGACCCGCTGGGTATGAAACGCGTAATCAATGGCGTCGACCAGCTCGCCGCCCAACGTTCGGCCCTGGGCCTGTAAGGAGATACCCCGATGAGCAAAGAAATCAAAACCCCGAGCTGGCTTACCGTGCGTGGCGATAGCGTTACCGTAGCGTTGAGCAAGCCCTCCCAGTCAAATGGTGTGCAGGTTGATGCGCTGACCCTGCGTGCGCCGACCGTGCGTGATATTCGAGCAGCCCAGAAAACGGCTGGCAGTGACGATGAGCAGCGCGAAATGAATCTGTTCGCATCACTGGCCGAAGTCGGTGTCAGCGATCTGGAGGGGTTGACCCTGAAGGACTACAGCCGCTTGCAGGCTGGCTATTTTCGCCTGGTGCAAGACGACGAGCTTTGACCCCGTAGTGCAGAAACTGGTGGCCAAGCGATTGGCTGCCGAGCTGCATTTTTCTGCTGCTGAAATTGAGGCCATGCCGTTCGATCGCATGGCTTGGTGGCTCACGGATTGAGCCCGCACTGAAGGGGTTGAGCATGGCGAGCAACAAGCTGTCACTAGGGTTTGTGATCGGCGGCGCCGTCAGTTCGACGGTGCGTTCCGCCTTCACCGAAGTCCAAGGCCACATCAAGAAGCTGGAAGACAAGGGCAACAAAGCCAAGGTACTCAAAAGCACTATCGGCGAAACCATTCGCCTGCGTGAGGAGTGGAAGAAAGCGCACGACAGCGGCTCGGCCTCGGCCGCTGGATTGTTGCGCAAGCTGGACGGCAACCTCGATAGCCTGCGCAAACAGGGTGTCGCGGTCGGACGGCTGAATCAGGAATATCAGCGCCTGGGCCGCACGGCCAAGGCAGCAGATCTGCAGGTCAAAGGTCACCAGCAGATCGAGCAAGGTAAGGCCGGGGTCAGGTCCAGCGTGGGCCAGGCTGTGGTCGGCGTCGGTGCCCTGGGCGTGGCGGGCAAGATCAGTGCGGACTACCAGGCGATCATCCGTGACATCGCAATCAAGTCGAACGTGGCCAACAAGCCACAAGAGGCTGAGATGTCGCGGATGGTCATTCAAACCTCGCAAGACACCGGCATGGCGCGCAACGATGTCGCTGACCTGGTCAACCAGTTGGTCGGCGCCGGTATGGAATTGGACAAGGCGCTGGCCTATGCGCCGGTGGCGGCCAAGTTCGCTATTGGCCAGGGTGCCAGTGGTGTCGATACCGCGAGCATGATTCAGGCCCTTGAGCAAAACGCCAAGATCACCGACCCCAAGGTCATGCAGCAGGCGTTGGAGGCCATTGCCCTGCAGGGGCAAGCCGGTAGCTTTGAGGCCGCCGACATGGCCAAGTGGTTTCCGCAGCTGTTGGCGGGCATGGAGAAGAACGGCAGCACCGGTTTGGAGGCGGTCAGCTCGCTGGGGGCCATGCTGCAGGTGCAGATGAAGACGGCTGGTGGCTCGGACGAGGCAGCCAACAACCTCAAGAACTGGATGGAAAAGATCGGTTCGGGCGAGGTCGTAGATGCCTACAAAAAGGCGGGCATCGATTACCAGGCCTCGCTCAATACCGGAATTCAAAATGGGATGTCCACCCTTGAGTCCAGCTTTGCCCTGGCCATGAAATACATCCAAGCCACCGACCCGGCCAAGGCTGCGAAGATGGCTGAAGCTCAGGCCAAGATCAGCAAAGAGACTGATCCTGAGAAGGCCAAGAAGATGCTCGCCGCCCTAGAGCAATCCCTGCGCACCGGCGACATCTTCGCTGACATGCAGGTCAAGGCGGCGCTGACGGCCTATGCCGCCAACCGAGGGCTGTATGAGCAACTGAAAAAGGATTCACAGAACGCCTCGGGCATCCTTGATAAGAACCTGGCTGAGCGCCGCGAAAGTTCGGCGCAGATGTGGGCCGAGACGGGGCAGGCGGTCAACGATGCTATGCGCAGTATCGGCGATGCCATCCGCCCGGCCACTGACCTGGTGGCCACCGGCATCAAGAAAGTTGCCCAGGGGCTGACCAATCTGTCGGATGGCTCGCAGTCGGTGGTACTCGGCCTTGCGGCCGCCGCTGCTGGATTTATGGCCCTGAAAACCTTGCTCAATGGCCTGAAGGTTGCCCGTGGCCTTGCCAACATAGGGCGCGGTGCGTTGCTTAGTCGTGGCGGCTCTGGTGCCATGGGCGGCGTTGCTGACGCTGTTGCAGGCAATGGTCGGAAGACAGGCATCAAGCCCGTGGACACTGGCCTTAAGGCACTGGGTGGCCTGCTGGGGGCTAGCAACGACGCTGATGGTGGGCGTAGTGGGGAGCCGCAACGGGTGTTTGTGGTCAATGCCAATGCCTTAGGCTCGGCCGGAACAGGACAGTCTGCCAGACGCCGCCAACGCGGTGGTCGCCGTGGACGTCGGCCTGGCGCGGGTGCCGCGCCATCAGCGGGGCGTCAAGCCGCAACGGCGATGCCGAAAGCGGCGCTTGCTGCTGTCCCGGCTGCCACTAGTGTCAGTCGTCTGGGGCAGATGGTCAAAAGCGTCAGGGGCGTGACGAAGCTCGGCAAGCGATTGCCGGGTGGCGCCTTCATTGATGCAGGCATTGGCGGACTCGACACCGCATTGAACGCTACGACCAAGGAGGAAAAGGCCGAGGGTTACGGCGGTGCGGCGGGTGGCCTGGCAGGCACCTTGGCCGGTGCTGCTGCCGGGGCCGCGATTGGCTCGGTGGTGCCGGTGATCGGAACGGCCATCGGAGGTGTGATCGGTGGCTTGCTCGGTGGTATGGGCGGAGAGAGTGTGGGTAGCCTGCTCGGTAAGTCGTGGTTTGGCGGGGAAGACAAGCCCGAGCAAGTCGCTGAAAGCAGTGAGGCCAGCGCCGAGAATAATACACCCGCACCCCCGGCAGTCTCCCCGGTAGTGGTCGGTGCGGCGGTGCCTGCACCCACGGCGCCGGTACCGGTATCGACCTTGGCCCGTCCGGCCTCGGTAGCACCGACGTCAGTTGATTCGATGAGCGACGAGGAGGTGGAAAAGCAGTGGAATGAACTGCCAGCGTTTGCCCGGCGAAAGCCAATCGGCGAGCGGAGCCTACTTGGTAATGCGGTGCCTGGCCTTGGAGAAGGTTTTTCCCCGACTCTATCGCTTGATACGGTCCACAAACCCGTGGAGCGGGCTCAGGCGCCGACGCAGCTTTCGCAGGCTGATTTGGGTATGGCCATGCGCGCCCTGGACGGAGTGACCCAGCAGGCTGGGGTGGCTGCTCCCGTAGTGGCCAAGGTCATTGAACGCAGCAAGCCCGAGGCGCTGAGAGTGGGGCAGGGTGACACCTCGAGCCAGGCCAACGGTATGGGCGATGTGGTGCGTTCCTTGGTCGATTCTACTAAGCCACCCGCAATGGCGTTACCCGTTGCTGCCAAAGTGGTCGATGCGAGCAAAGCCGTGGCGCCAAAGAACGATCAGGCGTTCAGCTTCGCACCTAGCCTGGCCATTACCGTGCAAGGAGATGTCAAAGATCCCGCGCAACTGGCCCGTGAGCTGGGACCGCACCTGCAGCAGCAATTTGAAACGTTCGCCCGGGAGACCCTGGCGCGTCAGTCCTCAAACCAGTTGTTTGATGCGCCACACGTATAAGGAGCAGCCATGGCCTACATGGAGCAATTGCAATCGGGGCTCAAGTACATCGTGAAAGCAGGGGAAGCCGGGCGGACTAGCCTCGACGGCATGCTAGGTCCGCTCAATGGCGCCATTGGCGACATGACCGGCGCCGCCTCGGAGCTGGAGAGCTTGCCCTTCGTAGGGCCGATGGTCGGCGAGAAGCTGCAGCGGACTATGCGTGCGGTCAACGCCGCGCAATCCATGGTTGGCGAGGCCGCAGCCAAGTACAACCAGGCGGTGAGTGCTGCCAGTCAGGTGCAGGAGCGCCTGGGTTCGCTGAAGGAACAGGCTGGTAAGGCGGGCGCTGCGATCAACCGTATCGCCGGTAAGATCAGCCCATCCCTGGGCAACATCATGCCAACGGGCGACTTTGCACCAGAGCTGACCCCTGCGGCCGAGGCAGTGAAACCGTTCCCGCATCTACTGATCGTGCAGCCGCTGGAACCGAACGCCCAGCCCTATTACTTCAACCTCGACACGGCGGCGTTCGATGAGCTGCGTAGGCAGACCGCGTTCAGATGGGCAGGGCAGGAGCGGCTAAGTCGGAGCATTGCCCAGCAGGCCATCGGCCAGGGTGAGGACAAGCTGAGCCTCAAGGGAGCGATCTTCCCAGGGCACAAGGGTGGCCTCAAGCAACTGGACACCCTACGCAGCATGGGCCGTCGCCTGCAGCCACTGAGCCTTACCACCGGCTATGGCGAGGTGCTGGGTAACTGGTGCTTGCTGAGCCTGGACGAGGAACAAAGCAGCCTGTTGGCCGGTGGTATCCCGCGCAAGCAAGGCTTTAGTTTGGAGTTTGTGAGCTATGGCAACGACCTGCAGAACGTCTGACGGGGATCTCCTCGACACCCTCTGTCAGCACTATTACGGCCACCTCAACGGTACGGTCGAGGCGGTGCTGGGTGCCAATCAGGGGCTAGCCGATGAGTCGCAGCCCTACCGGGCGGGCGTATTGATCGTGCTGCCGGATCTGCCAGCACCGACCGAGGCGCTGTTTCAATTGTGGGATTGATCCCGCACCACACCCAACCACAAAGCCCCGCCCCGTGCGGGGTTTTGCATTTCTGGAGCAGGCACCATGAGACCTGTTTTTCGCCTTGTCGCTGATGGCAAGGACATCACCGCACTGATCAATGACCGTCTGTTGATGCTGCGTACGTCGGACAAGCCCGGCATGGAGTCGGATGAGTTCGAGTTGCGCATTGATGACCGTGACCAGGCCGTAGCGCTGCCCAGTCGCGGCGCTCATATCGAGGTACTGCTTGGCTACTCCGGCAAGGCCCTTGCCCGGTTGGGTCGATACACCGTCGATGAGGTCGAGTTGTCCGGCCCGCCTGACACGCTGGTGATTCGCGGCAAGGCCAGCGACATGCGTGGCAGTGGCAAGACTACGCGCAGCGGCAGTTGGGAGGGCGTCCCCCTGCAGCAGATCGTTGGTGACCTTGCTGCCCGCAATGGTTGGCAACCGGTATGCCCGGTGGCCACCAAGGTGCCCCGCATCGACCAGCTCAACGAGTCCGATTTCAACTTCATCACGCGCTTGGCCAAGCAGTACGACTGCACGGCCAAGGTCGGCGACGGCAAATTGCTGGTGCTACCGCGTCAGGGCGGGCAGAGCGCGAGCGGCAAAGCCCTGGGCATGGTCACCATTACTCGCCAGGACGTCAGCCGCTACCAGTTCCGGTTGAGCGACAAGTCCAGTCAAAAAGCCGTGCAGGCCAGGCATCAGGACAAGAAGAGCGGCGCACTGCAGACAGTTGATCTGGGCAACGAGGATGCACCTGATGGCCTGCCGCCGGTGCACACCGACCGGCATATCTACCCGAACAAGTCCGCCGCTCAGCAGGCCGCCAAGGCGCGCTTGGCCGCGTTCAACCGCAGCACGGCCAGTGTGCGCCTGGAAATGGCGGGGCGTACTGACTTGTTTGCCGAGCGCATGATCAGCGCCCAGGGCTTCAAGGGCGGTCTCGATGGCGAGTACCTGGTGGATTCAGTCGAGCAGGTGTTTACCCAGTCCGGTTGGACCACCACGGTCGAGTGCAACGGCGGCAAGAAGGGCAAGGCCAAAGCCAAGTCCAAGAAAACGAAAGAAACCAAGCCACTGCAAGTGGTTGACCCATCAACACCGGCCTGAAAGCCGCTATCGGAGAAGTCCTATGTCTATCAGCGCGCAGCAGCTGCTGCAGATCTTTCCTCACGCCAGCCGCAACGCTGGCGTTTTTGTTCCTGGCCTCAATGCCACCATGGGCAAGTACGCCATCATCACCCGTCTGCGCATGGCTGCTTTCATCGCCCAGATCGGTCATGAGTCCGGCCAGTTCCGTTATGTCCGCGAACTGGGTGGGGATGCTTACCTGGCCAAGTACGACACCGGCAAACTTGCCCAGCGCCTGGGCAACACCCCCGAGGCTGATGGCGACGGGCAAAAGTATCGCGGCCGGGGGCTGATTCAAGTAACCGGGCGGGCCAACTATGAGGCCTGCAGTGAGGCTTTGTTCGGCGACAGCCGATTGCTGGCCACCCCTGAACTGCTGGAGCAGCCGGTGTATGCCTCAATGTCGGCGGGTTGGTTCTGGCATCGCGCCGGTCTGAATACCCTGGCCGATAAGGGCGACTTCCTCACCATCACCAAACGTATCAATGGCGGTACCAATGGCCTGGAGGATCGCGAGGCGCTTTATAAACGAGCGCTTGAGGTGCTGCAGTGAGTGCTCAAGGCTGGCGGTTGGCGGTCGTTGCGTTGCTGCTCGGTGTATACGTCGGCGCCCGAGGCGCCTGGGCATGGCAGGCCAACCACTACCAAAAGGAACTCGCCGACCAGTCCAGCGCCTACCAGACGGAGCGAGAGCTTGCCGCCACGGCGGTGATCGATTGGCAGGAGAGCGAGCAGACCCAGCGCCGAGCGCTGGAGGATCGCCTGCAGGCGAATGATCAGACCCACTATCAGGAATTACGCGATGCCCAACAGACTCAAGCCCGCTTGCGTGACCGCCTTGCTACTGCTGATCTCCGGCTGTCAGTCCTACTCGACAGTACCGCCACGTGTAGTGGCAGTGGGCTGCCAGCCACCACCGGCAGCGGCGGCGTGGTTCATGGCGCCGTACGAGCCCAACTTGACCCAGCGCATGCTCGACGAATTATCGGCATCACCGACCATGGCGACCAAGGATTGATTGCCCTAAAGGCCTGTCAGGCCTACGTGCGAGCAATCACACGCTGAGTTGAAAAGGAGCGGGCCGAGTGGATGCGTCAACATCCGTTCGGCCCACCGAACCCGCAGACCCTTCCTGCAACTCCAGCCGAGGCTCCTGCTCCGTGCACAAAGCGCGGCGAGCCTAGCGCCTGATTATCCATACAGTAAAGACTTGCTCTCAAATGAACTGGAAATCTCATGGATTTGGACAGCTGTTCTAATTTGCGTCATATGGAATCAGGGGGCCCGTTCAGCATTTGGATACTGTGCAAATTCTGGGTGTTGGACAAGTGTCCCATTTCGGGCTTTTGAAATCCATTTCAAGACGTCTTCAATTTCGTGAGTTGCAATTATTTTTTCTGCAAGTCGTGCGTGCCCCAATACAAATAATGATTGGATTAAGTGGTGTAGGAAGTTTGATTTTTTGTAGACGTGCAGAAGTTCATTCTCTAAATATTCATGATCTCGATTTGCCATTGTGCGCATGTTATGAAGGTCGCGAGCATAGATGCTTTCGTAGTGCTCAGTGAAATTAAAATCGTAAGCAAAGTAAAATAGTGCGTGTAGTCCGGCTGTAGTTTCTGGAGTTGCAAACTTTTTAAGATTGGTCCGATCAATGCTTGGCTGATTAAGTAGTTCTTTAATAAGTGATCCCATATCAATCACTTCTAGGGAATTTTCGTTCGTGTATGTTTTTTTGATATCCTCGTTGTCCTTCATCCAAGTATTGACAAATCCCTCAATATCCTCCGTGGTGACTCCTAATAGAGGCTTTTCGATTCCGATTATAGAAGCGAGCGAATGGTTGCCCTCAATATACTTAATTGCCTTGGTTAGCTGGTTGCTGGAGAATAGATACTTTTCTCTCAGTCGTTGCTTAACTGTGTCAAAACCATCGGCGCCCCATGTGGATCTGGGAGGTAGATCGTTAGCAAGCGCAAAGAGTTTATTTCTCTGGATTTTAGTGTGTTTTGAGTGGCTGTATTCAATTGTGAGCCATTCATATAGCTTAAGAAGTTCGTCTAGGTCCGCTTCTAGTTTTCTAAATCTTCTGAGTAGAACCCCGAAATTTATAAGGGGGACATCGGTTAAGTGTTTGACCGATTTCATGCTGTATGGGTAGCGAAATGTCTGACCTGTTGGGTCGACTTCCGCTATATCTAGAATCGTAGGCTCGATCATTTGGTTTATATTTGTAAACCTATCGTCCACGCCTGCGGATTCTGTTTTAAAGTATGTCCAGATTTTGTTGAGGTCGTGCGTTCCCTTTAGATTGAATTGTAGTTTCTTTTGTTTTAGCTCTGCTAATTGATGAAGTGATGAAATTGCGCCTTTCAGACGGAGCTCAACGGAATGGCGCATATTGAAGCATATGGGGTATACAAATGCATCAGTTGTTAGTTGTGTGGAACGGTTATTAAGTACTGCAGAAATCAAAAGATTTGCTGCTTTGGAGAAACCAAGCGAGTACTCGACGTAACTCGGGCTTCCGTTATTGCCAACGCAAGCGTTAGCCCAAGTTGGCTCAGCTCCGCGGAATGTTGAGTTTTTTTGCTTCATGGTTCAAAAAAATCCTTTTACCAGATTTAGACGATCTTTCATTGCTGCAATAAAATGGTGCTCCGCAATGAGTTTCTGTATTGGTTTGGATGTGGGTGGTGCGCCGCATCTATTGGATTTCGTCGACATATGAATAGCAGTCAGTTGGAGTTATTTGGTTTAAGTCGGACTCAATAATAGGGATGTTAATGTTGTTGGCGGCGCAAACTTTCCTGACTTTGTTTCTTAGGTCGAAATTGGATAGGGCATGTTCTAGTCCGTGAGTCGACTGGTAGTGCTCTATGTGGTGCGTGCGAATTTCTTTTGCTGTCATGTAAGGGAGTGGTGATAGAATTATTTTTCCGATAAACCTTTCTAGGTTTTTAATGGGCAGCAGTTCGCTTGCTATATTGTTTTCTGAGCTTTTTTTGTTCTTGTATGAGAATTTTACGTCGTCCCGGTCAGGCCATAGCATAAATCGAACTTCATGCTCGTAACTAAAGTGTAACGCTTTTGAGAAAAATGGACGAAAGATTAGATCGTTGTCTTCGAATCGCGTTTTTCGATGGTTGAGGTACTCAACTTTCTGAATTTTTAGATTGTAATCTTTTTTTAATTCAATGTTGTCTATGATTGCGCCAATAGTTGTTTCTATGCATATGGATTCGCCTCGGGTTTTCAGGCACTCTGTACACCCTGGGTCATGTCGACAATTACCACCAGGGCATCCGTATAGCTGCCACATCGCTTGGCATTCATGTTCTAGGTCAGTCCAGCAGCTAGCATATAACCAAGAGCTGATGTTCTGTAAGTACGCATCGCCGTCAATTTTTTGCTGTATGCCAAACAAAGATGGAAAGGTTTCCTGTTCGATTTTTTGTTGTGCTTTTATTAGTGCAGCCTTATTTTTCTCGTTGCGAGGCTCAACAGTTGGCCATGCAAGAATAGCTGCATCAAGAATCGCCAGTGAATTGCTAAACGAAGGGTAGTTGTTTGTGTTTATCCCGCCCTCTAGTTTATCTTCAAATCCATCAAATCGGGAAAAATACAAGCTTTGTGAGCTTAATAATTTTTCAAATTTATCAAGGGACATGTAGCGCCGAATGATTTTGTCCCTTTGTATATTTGTGCTTATTTTTCCCATTTCTAATTCTCTTCAGTGTCTGGTGTTTATCATGATGAGAAATTAACTAGATCTGTTAGCCTACCACGGGGATATAGGGAGAGAAGCGCTCGAAGGAATCACTTATCTCCTTCCTTTCCTTGCTAAGAAGGCTTTGATGTTTTGTCAGGGTCGAGCTCAAGAAATTCATACTGCGGTTCTCGCAGGAGTCCATCTGCTGGATAGGTCTTAATCAATCGGAGATTTTCAGCGTCGTACGAAATTCGGTCAACTAGGCATGCTTCAGCTAGGCTGGGACTATGATTGTGTAGCGAAACGTAATTCTTCTTCGTCCAGGCGAGCATCGCTTTGTGTAAGGGACGGCTATTCTTGTCAAAACTGGAGTTGCTCAGTTTCAGTCCCATAACGTTCAGGCAGAATGCGAGAATTTTTGCCCCTTTAAAATTGGGAAATTTATTCATTCTGAGAACTTCATTATACAGAATTCGGCGTAACTTAAAGTCAATAACTCGACCGACTTCCCCTTCAAGTGTGTGTCTGAGTTGGCCCCAGATGCTGTTGTGTTGTATTGACCAGCAGTCCCACCAAGGGGAATTAACAGCAGAGGCATGAAATATTATTTCAAAAATCATACTGGCCATTAGATCGTAGAACGACTCGTGCGGTTGTCCATATTTCACTCTGACGCGAAGGCGAGTGTATTTTGATACTCCTTTATCTTCGAGGATTTTGACTGCGTCTCTAATGAAGGCCATGACTATTTGAAGGGATTGGACTGTATCGTTTTCCCAGGTATTCGCTACTCCATTCAGCTTATACAGTCCTGAAACAGCGCTTTGGATATATGTCGTTGCGCAGTTTAGGGCGATAGAGTGATCAAGGGCTGACTTGTCCGTGTAATCTCTTAGGGAAATTAGAACCAGCCTGCAGTAGGCCTCCCACTGTGCTGCGTTCCACTTCGAGTGTCCTAGCGTATCAGGATCCAAGAGGGTTCGAATGGTCTCGACCATAATGTGGTTTGCGAACATCGCTTGACTGAGCGGTTTGTGATAGCCAATCAAACCCGATTCGTACCCTTCTGTTTCGTGGTAGAGAAAGGAGTTTGAATTCAATAGGGCTTCTCTCACGATGTTTTGTGCGAAGACTCCAATGTTGATGCCAAACTTTTTTCTCTTACTTATCTCTTGAAATATTGCTAAGGCGGTGCCTGGTGATGACTCGATAATGACGCGGCATAAGCGCTTATCTGCCAGTAGCAGCAATAGGTCGTTCGCATAAGCCCCGACTTTTGGCAGGGGTAATATCGAGTTGCTTTTATCTTGCTGCCTAGAATGATGTTTTAGCGTTGTGCGATCGGGAGCATATCTGACCAGCGCTTTGACTGAATACGTTAGTTCGTCAGCGATCACAGCTAGCTCTGTTGGGTCGCCTTTTAAAATATATCGATACAAGGTTTGAGCGAAGCGTTCGGCATTTCGCTTTCCGAAAGTTGGTCGTTTGATGAAGGCGAACCATGCCCAGGTGAGGAATGTAAGGAGGAAAACACCTGCTAGGAGGGCCTGCCATGAAGCTGGCGTGAGTAAATTACCTTGAGGTACGAGCCATCCTTCAGCACGCCACAAATCGGTCAACAAAGTGAGTACCCCGATAGCTGCAACGACGGTGAAGGTCAATCTTTGAAGGGGAATCGGAGCGGTTCGTATTCGAAAGCGGTAACGGACGTCGCCAATTGTCCATGCAAGGACCATCAGAGCGAGGCCAGCTAAAAACTCAGAGAAACCGAAGAGCTTAGACCCGGTTGGGTCCAGTGGAATGACGCAAAATGCTGTAAAACACTTCTCGCTTGCCAT